CATTAACTTGGAAAGACCCAAATTATAAAGAGAATGCTGACTTCTACAACACACTTAGAGATTTATCTGAGTGGACTATTGCATATCGTACATCTAACTCAATTCATATGGTTAATGAGCCTTGCACATTTACACCAAAGAATGATGTTGCTGATGACACTAAGAGCAATGTTGTATGGAATGTTATGGCGGTATGGAGTTCACCTTTATCACCAGTGCCTTATGATATCCCAGCGGGTATCTTTACGAACTGCTACGTAACAACTTAATCTTATGACTACTCGTCAAAAAGATAAACTATCAATGGCGCATCAGGTGATGACCGTGATAGGTCTACCGGTATTAATATTTCTGGTTGGCGATATGTATAAAGATTTTAAGGTGATGCGTGAAAAGTCAATTGAACATACTTCAACGATTGAACAAATTAAAAAGGATGTCGATAGGCATGAAACGCAAATTACGCAGTTAATGCAAAAAGTTTATTAATCAAATAGGCATTTAATCCCGTAAGATTGAGTGCCTTTTTAAATTCTAATAATATGATAAATGTAAGTTTTAAAAATTGGCGCAAGGATGGTATTGGCGCATTAAATGATTTAAGTTATATTTTCTTGGCACTCATTGGTGCTATCCAAGCTGCGGAAGCTATGGGTTACACTATCGATATGCTTTCTCCAAAATCTAAACAAGTTTTGGTAGTTATGGTTATTCTCTTTAAGTTTGTCGAGAAAATGACTGTAAAAACTACTGAACAATGAGAAAGCTATTAGTTATTGGCGGATTTATTTTAATTGTTGGACTTATAATTATTTTAAGCATTCCAAGAAATCCTAAGCCAACTCCTCCACAAAAGGACGGAAAATATAAAGAGGAACTTATCCGGTTAAATGAGCAAATTAAAGGTTATGAAATGACCATAACAGCGCTTGAGGATAGTTTAATAATTCTTGACAGCCTAATTTCAAATAATCAAACCAAAGTTATTTACATAAAAAATAAAGCAAATGAAAAAGCTAATCGTGTTAGTAGTTATAGTTCTAAGCAACTTAACGAGTTTTTGTCAGAGCGCTACAAAGACAGCATCCGATAGTGTAGTAGTAATGAATAAAAAATTGGTCCAGTATATGGTGCAGGATTTAATTCGTTATGATGCCGACAAACAAGCGTTGAATTTGTTGGATAGTAACCTACGCATGAAAGATAATTACATATCAGGTCAGCAAACTTTGATAAATGCTCAACAAGGTACAATAAAAGATTTGCGACAAATGGTAACGCAGTATGAAGTTGGCGAAACGGAATTGCTTGGCAATATTGATAAGTTAAAAAATGACCTTAACAAGAAAAAATCACACCTTCGTTTTTACCAAACAGCAGCCTTTGCCGCAGTTGCTGGAATTTTCATTAACCACTATATGTGGAAGTACAACGGTAAATAACCATGAAATATGGGCGCTATGTCCTAAATGTCTGAGCTACTATGATCAAAGAGAAAAGAGTGTATGTTGTTAGTGTTTTATTGGTGCTAATTGCAGTGTTATTAATGCGAATTTTAGCAGTGCAATTAACTAATTATTGGTTAACACCTAAAATAGGTCATTCATATAGTAGGTATGCAAAAGTATTAGTGAATGATAATGAAGGTGGATTTTATGAAGAGAGTGAATATAACCAGGTAAAAGTTTATAATTACACGAATGATAGTGTTTTTTACATTTTGACCATGTACAATGGGGTTAACTGCAATGATAGCGGAGCATCGACAATAGTCGAATTTGCTGAACTTTACAAGTAGTTTATATAAATTTTGTTGCTGTTTTTCAATTAGTTAGCAATTTATTTAAAATATTTTGCTGATTGTATTAAGTTAGTATATATATTTGCTGACATAAATAACAACAACATGACAACATTCACAAAATCAGAAGCTATTGCACTTGTTAGACAAGGAGCAAAAATCACTCACTCAAACTGGGAGAGTTCAGAATTTATCACTCGTAACTGGCGAGATGGATTTTTACAAGATGAAAATGGTAAGCTTAAAATTGCTACCGAGTTTTTTGAACAACAACCTGACAATGGTTACACTTTATTTGTAGAGGAGGAAGTATGTTACTAATGACGGAATTAGAATATGCTGAGTTCATCTCACCATCTTATACATCAATGATTATTTTAATCATAGTAGTTATTTCACTTTATAATGTAGCAAAGAAATATGCAAACAAATGAACTAAACGCTAATTTGATGGCGGCGCACTTGGTAGGTCACATCGAATATTATTACAAAAAAGCTCTTAAATCAGGTGATAAAGACACTGCATTATTACATTTAGATGCGCTTATTAGAGCGTGTGAATTAAACCCATCAGCATCACATTGGTTAGAAAAATATAAAATAGAATTAAAAAATTATGTCTAAACTACCTACAATTGCCGAACTATTCAATGACAATCTTGAAGAGGCATACAAAAATGAGCAACTTAATTTGCTATTAAACCAAGCACCTCCAGCTACCTGGGTAAAAAAGCATCCTTACATTAAGGATTACAACTATCTGCCGATTGACAAAATCGAGTATTTGCTAAGAAGAGTTTTTAAGCAATATAAGATTGAAGTATTACGCGAAGGCACTTCGTTTAATGGTGTGTATGTAGTTGTCCGCGTTCACTATCTTAACCCAATTACTAACGAGATGTGTTATCATGATGGTATAGGTGCTCAACAATTGCAAACTAAACAAGGTGCATCAGCTGCGGACTTGGCTAACATTAATAACGGTGCTTTGTCGATGGCTTTCCCAATAGCTAAAACAATCGCAATTAAAGACGCGTGTGATCACTTTGGTAACTTGTTTGGTGCTAACCTTAACCGAAAAGATACGGTTGCTTATACACCTGATAAATCAGTAATTGACGCAAAAGAGCAAAGAGTGTTAGCGCTGATTAATACCAGCAAAAAAGTGGATGACCTAATGTCTATTAAAGAAATTATACCGGTTGCCCTCCAGGATGACTTTAACAATAAACTAAAGGAGTTAGAAAAATGAAATTCAGATGTTCAGCATTAGGTAACCTTATGGTCGAGCCTAAGTTAAAATCGGAAACTTTATCCGAAACTACTAAAACTTACTTGCGCGAAAAGTACATTTTTGAAAAATATAAGCGCTCAAAGTTTGTAGAAAGTAAATATATGACAAAAGGCACGGAAGTGGAGGAGGAAAGTTTAACGCTACTATCAATTGTTACGCGTAAGCTTTATAACAAGAATGAGAAGCTTCTTTGGAATGATTGGGTGATAGGCACACCGGACACATACGAAGGTGATACAATTGAGAATGCTATTACTATTATCGATATAAAATCATCCTGGGATATATTCACATTTTTTGCCTCCAAAGAAGAGAAATTAAATAAGATGTACTATTGGCAATTACAAGGTTATATGTGGCTTACTGGAGCAAAAGTTGCGCATCTTGCCTATTGTCTTATCAATACACCGCAAAAGTTAGTAGACGATGAAATTCGTAAGTTGACATTTAAGTATATGTCAGAAGATGAGTTTAAATTAGCCGAGCAAAATATTATTAAAAACGCATCTTATAATGACTTGCCCTACGAAGAGAAAATTCATACAATTACAATTGATAGAAATGACGATGACATCGAGAAACTTAAACTTAAAATTGAAGAGTGCCGAAAATATATCAGCGAAAAGTATGGTTACGAATCCTGATCATTATGGCGGTGACCAACCATATGAAGTTATAAAAGTGATTGAAGCTTGGGAATGTAACTTTAACATAGGTAACGCCATTAAATATTTAGGTAGATATAAAAAGAAATTTAACCCAACCGAGGACCTTAAAAAAGCGCTTTGGTATATTCAAAGAGAAATTATGATTATCGAATTAGAAGGCGCATTTGAGCGCTGGTTAGCCGACCATCTACAAAAAGGCACTATTAAGCAAATCGATGGAATGTTTGTCTATGGTGATAGACGCGTAAGCAAATTTGAACTTCAATTAATATTTAAACAAACAATTAAAAAATGAGAAATAGAAGTTTAAACAGCATCCAACCAGGTACATCATTCCGATACGATTTTGAAGTAGTCAATAAGGTATTTGCTAAAATCGGTAAAGAGTGCAACTTAAATAATATCGTATGTTATATCAAAATAGACCCAATTCTAAAACTTCAGGCATACCAAATGTTAGCCGGGTTAGAAGGTTACACAATGTCCGACTTGTTAAATGACTGTCTACAAAATTACTTGGACAAATGCGCTAAAAGAAACCTAAAAATTGATACCCAACACCATTCTTTTTCCCAAATAATTGAGCAAGAATTGAAGGAATGGCTTAATTTAGAAGGATGAAATTAGTGAGGTATAATTATGTAGTGCTTTATTCAGCTTGTAACGAGTTTAGAGAAATCCTATGGAACGGCGTAATATTCTATATGAATGATGAGTTTCCGATTGATGAGTTCCAGTATTTATTAGATAGCGGATTTATATGGGGAAGAGAGGCGTCAGTAACTGAAAAAGCAATGTGTTATCATACCTACGACACAACAAACCATTCAGCGTGTAGTTTAAACGGAGTGCAATTTTATTTAGATTATGAAAGAAAGTATTAAAAAAGAAATATTAGCGGTTTATCCACATATGGACACTAAAGAGATTGTCAAAAAGTACAATGTATCGATAACCAAAATATATAATTTAACACACTACCATAATGTTAAAAAATCGCAAGAATATCTTGACAACTGGAAGCTATCAGGTAGAGGTCGAATGATACACCACGGAGCTAAACACCGGTACGAAAAAGGCAATGTACCATTTAATAAAGGTAAAAAAATAAGTGACTACCTGGATAAAGAGGTAATTGAGAAAATCCAAAAGACAACTTTTAAAAAAGGTAATCTACCTCATAATACTTTATCCGATGGGGCGGTTACTTTGAGGCGCGATAAAACTGGTATATCATATTATTATTACCGGATCAGCAAGGCTAAATGGATGCCATATCACCATAAACTATGGATAGATGTCCACGGCGAAATTCCAAAAGGTTACATAGTAGTTTTTAAGGACCGCAATACTTTAAACTGCAAACTTGAAAATTTGGAACTAATTACCAGGCGCGAAAATATGCAACGCAATTCCATCCAGCGCTATCCTAATGAAATCAGACAAACAATAAAAACATTAACTAAACTTAAAAAAACAATCAATGGCAAGGAACAAAATTAACGACTTAAGAAATCATTTATTTGAAGTAATTGAAATGCTAAAAGATGAAGAGCAAAATTCGATGACTATCGAAAAAGCAAAAGCAATTGTAGATGTTAGCCAGGCTATCATTAACACAGCTAAAGTTGAAGTGGATTACATCCGCGCAACGGATGGTGTGCGTAGGACTAACTATGAAACTGAATTTCTAAACTCTAATCTACTTGAAAATGAAAAAAATTAACATCGACCTATTAATTAAATTCTTGCAAGTTCGTAGGTATAATGGAGTGCCGACAAAAATTGATATTTTAGCATCAATATCTAAAACTCAAACTCGTACATTAACTCCCCCAAACTGGCAATGGCATTAAAAAAAACTGAAAAAGAAAAGTTAGCAATGACACTATCACTTCTTGTAAATGAGTTTAACCAGCTTAAAAAAAATGGTCAGTTTAAGGAATGCATAGGCATCGAGAAAGCAATTGACATTATTAAACAAGTTTACAAATGACTAAATGTGACGGCATCGAATGCCCAATTAAACACCAATGCGCAAGGTTTACTATTAAAGCTGAGGATATCCAGTGTTATCTAACCTATCCTCCTTATAAGGATGGCAACTGTAAATTTTATATCTCGACTAAACCCGAAATAAAAAAAGTTAAAAAATAGTTGTCATTTTGTATATATTGAATTACTTTTACAAAAAAAAATTATGAAGCTACTGACTAAACAACTGATTGACCTGGTAAACCAGGATTTATCAAAAGAGCAATTGATTGCTGAAATTACTAAAATGCAAAGCTTAGAGATTGAGCATATATCTCAGGCATTCCGCACCGGTTGGATAACTCAAGACAAATGGAGTTTAGACCTTGAGATTTATGACCATATTATGTCGCGTTACAATGAGGAAAGTATGACTTATGATGAATATTATT